AAATTTGGCATTCCAGCAAACTTTTCTTCATCCAGCTGAGCCTTTTCCTCAGACAACAAATAGTTGCCCTCATCCTCGTCATCTTGCCCAAAAATATCAGATGATACCTGTGGCATTTTTTTGCCACTAGCTGTTTGGATCGGCTGCCAATTATCTTGGACTGCTTGAACAGATTTTATAGCAGGGGTCTGGAGAAGCTCGTCTTTTTTCTTCTCCTCCTCATCGTCATAGTACCATTTAACCATTGTTTGTTTTTCCTTTTTAGTGTTATACATTCAGTATATCAAAAAACCCTGTGGGGATACAGGGTTTTTGATGCGATATGTGTGACTACTGGGTAACGATAGTAGACACACCCTTTTGCTTTGGCTTTGACACAACACAAGTGTACATGTACAAACCAAGCAAGAGGTCACCAAATGCAGCTGGGCTTTCGCCAACCTTTGAGTCGTCCAAGAAGCGTGGTGCTGACACAACTTCTGGGTTCACAAAGATAGCAAGTGTCTTTGATGGCAGAATGTCAGCTGGGACTTCTTTCGCCTTAACACCAGCCAATAAACCGATATCACCAGTACGGAGACTTTTCTCCATACCCTCAGTGAATGGGTTCATCATGCCGCTCTGACGAATAGCATCCGCTGCAGTCGTACCAATGTAGGCGATGACCTTATCAGTCTTAAACAGCCGAGCGTTGACCAAGAAGGCACGTGCCGCCAACCAGTCTGCATAACCATTAGTTGTTTTAACAACCTTTTGGTTTGTAGTGGTTGCAATACCCGCCAAAACCGCCAGACGATATGAGTCAATAAGTGGGACGAGCTGCTCTTTAACAATCGCACTAAGAATCTTACCACCCTCTTTGATAGAGTTGTTGGTCGAAGCTACTGTGCGGTCAAGGAACTGCTTAATGTCCTTAGACTGGTCAAGCGTGTAGGTATTGATTGTTGCATCAGCGTTGGTGATACCCGCAATCTGCTCACTAAACGTTTTAGATGCGTCGTGGTCTTTAACTGCACCCGCAGTAGTGATTGTACGGACTTTGACAGTCTTAGACCCCTTCTCAAACTTAATTTCTTTGTTGTTGCCTTCAAGTTCTTTTGTGTAGCTCTCATCGTCGAAAGGCTGGTCGACGATTGCACTGAAAATCTCAGTAGGTGTAATTGCCATGATGTTTACCTTCCTTAGGTGTGTTTTAGTTGTTTTTTTTGTGTTTGATGAGACACGTTGTTTATCATCGTGTGCTTCAGCTTTATTTTCAAGAGGTGATGACTACCCTATGCATACATTTTCTGAAAATACAAGCATATAGCTTAATCCTATTATAGCATATTGATAAAAAAGTCAACAGTAAAAAATACACCACCGTAATATTTACGGCAGTGTATTTGGCTGAATAGAGGTTGGAGTTTCTATTACGCCCCACCCCATTATATCATACTTCCTCGACTTCTCGATGCTGCAGGTCAGCTTCTTTTTCCTCTAAGCTTTCACGCTGTAGAGCAGATAGCTTACCAGTTTCGTTCTCTCGGACAAAGACTTCACCAGTGCTTTTATCAGCCACTACGCTAAAGCGGTGTTCAATGCCTTCCTCCATGTTGAGTTCAAAGTTTTTCTGGTTAGCACTCTTGAGTCCTTCAACAATTGCGTTAGCCATTGCTTCAGATGTCGCTGCTGCTACTGCCGCTTCTGTTGCTGCAGTATCCTGAGCTGCTACTTCCTGAGTAGTCTCTGGAGTAACCTCTGGAGTAACCTCTGGGGTAGTCTCTGGGGTAGTCTCTGGGGTAGTCTCTGGGGTAGTTGTTTCTTCAGTCATAATTGACCTCCTTATTTATTTTTATTAAAACCTTTTGTCAATACCAAGCTCTTCAAAAAGCTCGTTTGCCTGGTTCACCAACGGGTCAGATGACCGACCTTTGTTCACTCTAACGCCTGATGATACATCAACATTATCATTCAATCCATTCAAAGGCAAGTTTCGCTTCGTAGACATCACTTGACGTATAGACTGCAAAATAAGCTTAGGCTGGATTTTGTGTCCAACAATAGCCCCTGTATTAGGGTCAATAATAATTGAGTCCTGAATCATTGGAACCACCACATCAGACAACTGTTGGTCGAACTTAGGGCTGTTCACGTCAAGCTCTGGGGTTGATTCAAGTAAGTCTTCCAATGCCTCTTGAGCTTCAACTGAACGCTGCATTAGTTGCTGAGTGACCTGTTGCTCTTGCTGTTCTTGCTCGAGACGATGATGCTCATTCGCAAATCGCTCTGCTTGGCGCTGCTCATAGCCGTCTTTCCATCGCCGCCATGCTAATTCAGCCTGGTCTGGTGTCAAATCTACAACTTCACCGCGTTCATTGTAGACCCTACGGAAGTCATCAATGGTGTATTCGGGGTCTTCACTCTCAACCTTAGCCTGCTCTTGCTGTCGCAGAACCTCAGCTAATTTTTGTTCAGCAGCCTCAGCGCGTTTGAGGGCGACATTACGCTCACCTGTCAGATGTTGGAACCGACGCTCTATTTTTGGGTTGCTTTTTCCTGGGCGCTTCCCTTGGTCTTCGTCAGGTCCGTCATCTCCTCTTGCAGCATCTCCTTCGCCTTCTTGTTCAGTATCTTTACCAGACTTGGATTCAGACGAGTGAACTCCATCGTCAGTTTTTTCTGATTCCTCTCGAACCTTTTTATCATCCAGTTTGTCAGACGAGACCTTCTCTCCAGAATCCGATTGCTTCGACGTATCCTTCTTGTCAGAGCCAGCTGCTGAATCGCCATTTTCACTTGGATTATGTGCATCGCTCGATTCATTTTTGCCTTTTCCGTCTTTGTTGTCCCTGGCACTTGAACGTCTATTTCCGTCTTCTTGAATATCTTTATCTCGTTTGCCAGATCCCTTAGGTCGTCCTTTAGCCTTAGGAACTGGCTTATCAATACCAAGCTCCTCATAAAGTTCTTTAGCTTGCTGCTCCAATGAACTTTCTCCGGCGACGTTTTCGGACTGTCGATGTTCGCTTGTGTTATTTTGCTCTTGGATTTCTGTTTTGTCATCCATTAACTTCCCCTCTTAAGAATTATATGTCAAGGGAATTATACCATAAGTTATATAAACATGGAAACACTATCATTATTTCTTTTCGCGCCACCCAACGTAAGAGATTCCTCTAGGAACTTTTGAAAACGCTCTTCTCTCGCCTTTTTGGTGTTTTTAGGCTTTGACGGGTCTTTAACATAGGCGCGCGAAAAGACATTAGAGGCGGTTATATTATATTTTTGGATAGCTTGCCCCATGTAACACAAACTATCCACGGTGTCTGAATACCCGCCCTTGTGAGTTGGCGTTGACGACCAAATATGCAGCTTCTCATCCCACTCATACTCTAACTTCTCTAAACACTCAATGACACGCTCCAGACGTTCGTCAATCTGCATACCAACAAAGATGCGACGCAAAAAGTTCAACTTGTCCTCTACGCGGTTAGGTTTCTTTAGCACTACCGTATTAGTGACCCCTTCAAGCTCCAAGGCTCGCTTATAGCTCTCATTCCTAGCACCCTTCCTGTGTGCCGCGTCATGAGGCAAAAAGTGTGTATGGACAACCCATCCACGCTCAATCATTTCACCAGTATACCAAATAACATCCTCATTTCGGTTTTCGATATGGTCAAGGACAAGCGGAAAACCTTTCTCGTCAACCTGAAACAGTATAATACTTGTATAGTCAGCGTTACCTAGGTCCCATGCAGTGTAGTATGCCTTAGTTTTGTCCCCTTGGATGAATGTAACACGCCCCTCATCTTTCATAATCTTTGTTAATGCGCCGAATACCGAACCAGAATTTGGGCTGACCCAGCTCGTCAGATACTCCTGCTGATACAGAGCATCATTGCCGTATTTGTTGATAATTTTAAGACGCTCCTGCTCCAAAAAACCTGGAGCCATATACTGAGCCACCTCCTCCATATCACAGTGCATGTTATTTGCTAATGCAAACTCAGGGTGTGCCAAAGCAAACTGGTACTCCTCATAAAAATGGTTTTTGCCACGAGGTGTCGAAATCATCACGCGCCACCCACCTGTTTCTGCAAGCATGGCGGTAACCAACTCAATTGAGTTTGGGTTGAGGACGGCATACTCGTCAAACACCACGCCCATCAGACCAGCACCGACCAGTTTGTCTACATTGTTGATACCAATAAGCTTGATAATTGACCCATTTGTTAGCTCAATCTCAAGCTTAGACGCATTCATGCGTACTATCATGTTTTTCGGTATCATATCCAGGAAGCGGACCCCCTTTGATGTTTGAGCAATCCAAATGTCATTATACGCCGTCGAATAGTTGTTAAAACAATACCAGTATGTCCCTGGCTTAGTAGCCGCCTCACGGATAAGCAGGTTCCACGCAAATAGAGATTTGCCTGCACGACGCGACCAGCACAGCACGATATACCTAATGCCATTATCAAACGCCTTTAATATCGCCTTTTGATAAAGACGCAGGACAATACCGCCGCCAATCCGCAGGAACTTACTCTTCATCAGAGGCTTCCGCCTCCTCATCTGAATCATCCCAATGCTCATCGTTGAGGTGTCGAGTTAAAGCCCCTTTGGAGTACAACACCCGCCAACAAAACGGACATGGGTGTGGAATATGAGCGTTACCATTTACTTTTTGCATTAGCCTATCTCCTCGCTTTCTATATACCATACGCCATCATCGCCCTGTACGGCTTCATATGGAGCGATATCAGCGTAGTTTTCTAATAAAAGGGTATCCAACCCATCTAGCCGCACAACATCGGCTACAGCGCCGTCTAAATAGTTAAATAGCAGGTCTATAGCTCCAAGGTTGCCGCCACGCATCGCCACGGCATAGACATTGGAGGCAAGAACCCGTGCCACGGTATGCTTATCACGGTTATCTCCCACCTCATAGGCATATGCTTGCCCACTATCTCCGACCTCATCTAGCTCTTTACGCAAAATGTGTCCTGGAGAATCAGCTTCACCAATAATAACTGGCTCGTCATCTCGCTCTACCTCCACAGTCTCGTCTTGCACCCGCGTCGACTTCACGGGCTTGTCAAGTTTCCTCGTAGCATCAGGGAATATCGTACGAACAACAGTGCGTTTTATGACCATAACCTGCTCAGGCTTACCAAGGATACGCTCGAACGCCATTTTCATGGCTTTCACGTCGCCCTCCTCACAACAAACCCGAAGCAATTCCGCCACCACTGCCTGATTCGCACTCATATCAGGAACCGCTTGGCGGAACTCCCGATAATTCATTAGCAAAAAGTCGTTAAAAAAGTTTTGGAGTTTCTTCCCCCGTGCCATAGTATTTGTCCTTGAGGGACTGTCCGTATGCCTCCCAGTCGATACGGAGGAAATTATCACCAAACTGGCGAGATAGCTCATTAAAGCCTGATTGCATCTCCTCTACTGTTTCTTTTGTCAGCATATAGCGGGCTGCTCCCTCATATGAGTATTTGTATTCTTGGTAGGTCAAAATCCGACCCTCCTCAATACACATTTTACCATACGTATTGGCTTCGCGTAACCATAATACCCAGCCATACAGCTGGTATTTGTCGATTGCAGGTCGCTCCACCTCGCCTTTGGCTAATTTGATGGCACAACTGACCGCGTAATTTAGCCACGCCTGCTTGTCGTCAAGGATAAGCCGCTTCATCCGCCCACCGTCGCTACGCGGGCTGATATAGGTATACAGACAAAACCGTACACGGTCCACCAGCGACTGCTCAAAACTCATGGTGGCAGGCGCGTTGGATATCACCTCAATAAACCCGTAATTGGTCGTCTGGTACACCTCCCCACCTTTCACCTCAACCTGGATTGGGTCGCCGCTCGCCATCAAGTGTAGCGTGCCGTAGTTGTCGTTATTCTGATTTTTCGCACCCTTAGCGTCCGCATCGTACAGATATGTCGTGTTGTCCATATGTTGAGTGTAAAACCGCCCCCAGTTGCGACTGAGTGAAAACACGCCTGCCCCGTCGCCCAGCACCTCAGCTAGTCCCTCAGCTAGTGTACTCTTACCCGTACGGGATTGACCAAAGGTGAATAGTAGCCCATGCTCACCAACTAACGCCGAACCAACTGACCAGTCTCTGACCGCCTGCTGGTACTCGTCCATCGTCTCGTACCACTTCTGCCAAGCTGGTGTCGGGGTGTAGTCAGGGTTGTATGGCAGTTGTGAGGACCGAATTGTCGGACAGGCCAAAAACCGTTTAGCAGACTTGTCCAACTCGCCAGTATACCCGTCCAGCACCGCATTCGCCATCTCGAAGTAGCGCCTGTTGTCAAACTCAATCTCCGGGGCGTACACCGCAAAGTAGTCCCATAATGCCTGTTGCCGTTTTGTTGACCAGTTGCTCTCATACAGCTGCCGATACGCCTGCATCGCGTCCCGCCAAAATGCCACCTGCTCACCACGGCGATATAGCCGCCACTGGCTGCCAATGCGTATAGCTAGCCCCTGCTTGCTCCGCCTGAGATAAAGCGGACTGACCCGACCATTCATGCACGCAAAATTCTCGACCACCGCCCGATAAAACCACTGTAATGTCTCCTGATTCCGCACCGTCTCAGGCAGCACCGGCAACTGATTAAACTCGGTCTCCTGTATCGCCTTTATGTCTTTGTCGCTGGATTTGTAGTTATACTCACTGCTTGATGCCATCGCTGTCGCTCCTCACCACCACTGAACTAATCTGCCCCAAGTTAAGTGTAACCCCCGCATGCGTCCGCGTGTCAATGAACCACACGAAGCCGCTCGTGTTGTCCTCTTTAAGCTGCTGCTGGATAGCCTGAGCCGTGCGTGTGTCCACGTAATAGGTGTCCTTGTTACTCATCACCACCAAGGCGTTGGCGTTGGCGTTGGCGTTGCCTTTGTCCCCCATCTGTTATACCCTCTCTGATTTATTTATTTGATTATTTTAGATGCTCACTGGTTATTGCCG